ATCGCTAAGATGATTGACGAGGGAACGAAAACTATTGTTGAACAAAACAAGAATTAATTATGTCAGCAGGATTTAAGTACGATTTGGTTCCGCCCGTTGAGCAAGAGGAACGCTACGATGTCCAGACCGGTATTCGTAGACGTGGCCCGTTCAAACTCGACACGCAGAACCTGGTAGTGGGAAGTTTTCTTCCCGGATTTACACCGATTTGTGCGGACTTGAAAAATAAGTTCGCATACACGGTAATCAATGTGAGAGTAGTAGAAGCATACGCAACCGGTGACACGGCGTTATCTATCAAGGTAGAAAAGAACTCCCTTGCATACGTTGGCATGTTTCTCGGAAGCGGTACGAAAGGCGCGGAAGTTTCGGCTATCGACAAGACAAATGCAAATTATGATGTCTTGACAATCAAGGCTGCTTTTGGTGAGAATATCGCCAAAGATGCTGTATTATTCAATGCGGTTGCAGTTGATGGTTTAAAACAAAAGCATGTAGCTAATTCGGCTCTGTTTAACCGTACAAAGGTTGAGGACGGAGTCACATTGGTTTCATTGCTTCGTACAGCCGCAGAAATTGAACCCTCAAAATTGGTTATACCGTTCTCCGAGAACGATAAAGCCAACATGAAGGGATGGTTTGAATTTAACGAGTAAGGAGGTAGGATATGTTTTTAACGATTCAAACATTATTCGATGATGCGAACATTGTTTCCGCTATCATCAGACGTGTGAACCAGACACGCAAGGACACAATCTATTGGCAGCAGTATCTTACTTTCCGCAGAGTGACTACTCGTGTGTTCAAGGATTATATCGGTTCTGTAACCGGAGTTATGGCCGGCTCTATCAATTCACGTTTTGGAGAGAAACCCATCCGTGAGCGTCGGAACATCGGTTCCGGATATGGTGAGATTGCCTATTTGGGTGATGCTTATCAGATGTCTATTGACCGTCTTTCCGAATTGCAGGATTTGATTGACAAGTTCAATGCAGCTAAGCCAGCCGACCAAAAGGCTGCAATGGAAGAGATTGTAAACTTCCTGGCAGACGACTACCGTCAGATTACCCTTGCCGCCCACAAGCGTATGGATATTATTGTCGGTGCGCTGTTGATGCTTGGTGAAGCCACCGTTTACAACAAAGACGCTGCAATCACTTCCGGTCAGACCAATAATAAACTGCTGGAGATTACCCTTCCGTTCAATTTTATCAAGCCGAAAAGTGGAGATGTGGTTGTGGACGGAAAGAATATGTTTATCTCTTATTTGAGAGAGAAACTTCATTCCTTGGCACCGGACTATGGCGTTTATGCCAAGATGATAATGACCCGTGCATCTTTCAACAAACTTATTCTTGGTTCATCTGAATTTGGTGAGCAGTACAAGATGATTCTCGGCAGCAACGAAATGAAGTTGAGTACGGGATTGGTTTCCTCTTCTTTGGCTTCCGAAGTGTTCACCGGCATCGGTCTGCCTCGCATCGAAATCAAGGAAGACTACGTGAAAGACCAGACGGGAAAGAATGTGCAGATTTACGCGGATAACCGTATTACTCTGTTGCCTTCTGACCAAATCGGTTATATGCGCCATCATACCCCATATGAAGCGACAGACCCGGTACAAGGACGTACTTATATCCCGTCAGAGGGGCAGATGCTTATCTCTAACTACCGTGACAAAAACGGTCGCTACATGGAATATACGGCCGAGTGGATTCCGCAGATTTCCAACCCGGACTTGATTACCAATTTCGACCTGAGCGAAATTGCATCCATCCAATCAGCATAAGGAGGTAGGATATGAAAGTAAAGGTTATATCAGTTTTCCGCGACAAGTTCACCGGAAAGTATTATACTCCCGGTGAAGTGATTGAAGTCGGTGAGGAAGCCCGTGTGCTGGATATGGAAAGCCGCAGACTTGCTGAACGGATTGAGGCAAAAAATCCCGAAGTGAAAGCCCCTGAAGAAAAGAAGGAGGTGAAAATCTCCCTCTTTGAAAAGGAGTTTGAGAAGAAGACTTTGGTTGACGCTTTGAGGTCTATCGGTGCGCAGGCTTCCGGCAACATGAAAGAGGAAACTCTTTTGGCTAAGGTTGCAGAACTAGATGAAGAATCAACAGCCAAACTGAAAGAAGCATTAGGTATCGAGTAAAAGGATAGGGTAGTGCTTCTACCCTTCCATTGTCTAATTTTATAAATCAGAAAAGGAATGAAGAATTTTATTTTTGCCATGTGTGGCTTTTTAATGATGTCTTTGGTTTCGTTGAGCGTGCAGGCATCAAGTGTGGAATCTCCTAAGCGTGAATACGTGAATCCATCGGTTGATGTTGGTCTGCCGGATATTCAGTTTATCACTTTGGAAACGGCTCCGGCTGATTGTGTTGTACTGACCATGACACCTCCCGTCTTCTTGGTTGCAAATAACCCGGCTATGATGTGTTCGATGAAAGAGGAAGCGGCTATTCAAGGGATACGAATTAATGTTCCCAAATGTCCGTTCAGATACATCTATAAATCTAAACATTGTACGCATTATAGCTATACCGCATATAGTAAACTGATTACACCATATTGAATGATATCAGCCATGAGTAACAAGGAGTTTGTATTAAGCGTATTTGATAAGAACACCCCGTCTAATCTTGTAGTTGAAAATATACTTTCAAGAACGGGATTGGATGGTGAAGAACCTTTTGCCGAGGAAAATCGGGCAAGATTAGAGGTCGCTTGTGCAAAGCAAATTCCGTGGATGATACAAAATCCATCTTCGGTCAGCGAAAGCGGATTTTCTGTGTCTTGGTCTAATTATGTTGATAGCCTAATGAAATTGTACTCATGGCTGTGTAAGCAGTACGGCTTGAAAGACGAACTGAGTAACAAACCTAAAGTGACTTTTTTATGATATTCGCTCCACACATATTGCAGGTAAAAGTTATCACCCCGATGGATAAGGATGAGTTTGGCAGACCTATTCCTGGAACAGGTGGTGAATACTGGCAGGAGGTATGCAAGTGCCGTTGTGATGATAACACTACCAAAGAGTTTTCATCTGATAACGGCTCTGTGTATCGTCCGAATTATCATGTGGTGTGTGAGAAGAGAATTGATGTAGGCGATGAAGCCGTGAAGTACGCAGAGGAAAATGGCGATTATCAAGACCATACACTCACTTTGAGAACGTCCAATGATTACGATGTCGATAAAGACGGTTTGACGCTGAAAAACGAAGCGGAATACGCTTCATTCGTAGAATCTAAAGGGTATGATGTTTTGAGTAGTGCTGCTTTATATGCGGAGAAACGATTAAAAGAAGAATTTGAAAAATGAAAAGAATATTCAAGTATGAATTGATTGTTGCAGACCATTCAAAACTATGTCTGCCTATCGGGGCGAGGATATTGTCTGTTCAAGTACAACGAGGTACTGTTTGCTTGTGGGCTATCGTAGATGAATATCAGAAAGAATTGTGCTTTGTGGATATTTATATGTACGGAACGGGGCAACACGTATCAGATGCAGATTTGGCTGGAAAAAGATTTGCCGGAACGGTTCAACTTGGAGATTTGGTTTGTCACGTATTTCTCGAATATGACGAAAACGTCCAATATTTGATAGTATGATAGTAACCACCGACATAGGAAACATCCTCTACCGGGATTGCAAGGCTTTCGAGATATGCATAGTGCCAGCAGGAGAAACGCTGACGGGTGAATTGGCCTCTGAAAGAATCGTTATCCACACAAAGAAACAACAGCCGGGAAAGTATTGGAAGAAGTCTTTCGCAGAAGTGAATCTATGTGTACCCAATTTAAGCGAGAATGAAGCGAACACAATCCGGCTTAACGAACTTGAAAGAAAGGCTGGCAAGCTGCTTGATGATGTAGTAAGCACCTATGACAGTACAACCTATCGTTACTCTATTGAATCAATTGGTACGGAAGCGGACACAGCTTTGAAATGTCATTATGTGAATGTGAGAATTTTATTTGAAGTATTAAATGTAAAACTATAAGATTATGATTTCAGCAGTAGGAATTAAAAGAATCTTGTTTGCCGACATTGATAAGGTAACGGCAGACATTACCCCCGAAATTGCAAAAACTTTGATTCAAGCAGCCATCGCTGCCAAAGATGAGGTCTTGAATGTACACGGGGAAACGTGGCAGATTGAGGAGACGGAAGCCTCCGTCACTGGGTACAAGAACCAATTAACGGGAAAGAATTACCGTTACGATGATGTGCCGGGAGAAGTGTCACCAACTTTCTCTATCGGACAATATGACTGGAAGACAAAGAAAGCGTTCATGGGTGGCGATGTTATTCAGGCAACATCTAAAGATGTGGGTTGGAAGCGTGCTTTGGATAAAGTTATTATCAACAAAGCATTGTTCTGTCTGACCGATGATGATGTCTGGTTCATCTTCCCAAAATGCCGTATTGTTTCCCGTGAAGCCAATACGGATAAGGCAATTGCAATCGCTGTAAAAGGCTTGGTGCAGGAACCGGGAATCGAAGGTGTTTCTTCTGAGTATAACTATGAAGAAGGGCAGATTAAAGCTTTGCAGGCATGAACTACAGTAACCATTGTACCTACTCCTTCCGATGCGACCGTAAAGCTGGACGGTGCAACGGTCAAGTCAAAGCAGGTGAATGCTGGGGCTACCGTTCACTATGAAGTGTCGAAAGTGGGGTACGTCACTCAGTCAGGAGATATTAAAACCACTCCTTCTGAAGTTGATACCACTCTTAAAAAAGAGATAACATTGGTAAAAGCACAAGAGTGATAACCGGGGGATGGATATATACCATTCCCCCTTTTAGTTTAAGAATATGAATCAAGCAGCAAAAACGGTTTCTGATGCTTTGTTAGGGCTGGATTTCATGAATGTGGAGATAGGAGGGATGGTTTATACCATTAAACCTCCTACAATTAAAATTATCTGTCGTGCCATTCATCATTTTTCCAATATCGGCATGACTGGAGATAATGTCATGGAAGCTATTAAAGAGCTTCCTGAAGCTACTGAAGATATGCTGAAAGGCATTTCTTGTTTCATCTGTGGCAGTGAGGAACTGGCTGATAATTTGGAGAACGGGACTTTTGAAGAAGTTAGGAATGCTTTGGAAGTGTGTTTTTCCATGATGGATATTTCGGCTTTTCAGTGTGTCAGCTCGATGAGGAACGTGTCGATGCTGGCAGCAAGACCGAAACAGTAGGAAACACAACGTTCTTCGGGCAGATAGCCCATTTGATTGACACGCTGCATCTGAGTTATACAGAAGTGTTTGAGATTATCCCTTATCGGAATCTGCTGATGATGCAACGGGATAAATTACACGCAGTATATGGTGGTCAGAAGGTGAATAGAATCAGTGGTAAGGAATTGGCTAATCGTAGGAAAAAGAAATAGATATGGCGAAATTATATTGTTTAACTTTTTGAAATTAAAAGCTGAATCAAAAGAAGAAAAACTAAATCAGGTTGGGAAATAGCCCGACAAGCGAATAGAATCGCAGAAAGACGTTATGGAAGTGATGCAAGTAATCCTAATAATCTTGTGAATCGGATTACAGGGCGGTACTTGGGAAATTTCAACAAGAATGGAACGAGTTGGAATAAGCAGGTTTCTCGTAAGACTTATATGGGAAATGCTAATGGGTAAAGTAAAGTTAAAGCCGGAGGAATCCGGCTTTACTATTATATGAAAATTTCCAATATGGTGACTGGGGAAAGTTTATTTTGTAGAATGTAGCTTTCCGCATCTTCTTTTGAATCAAAGAATTTAATTTTTTCTGCCTCGTGGTATATATCTGAAATATTTGTTAAGCAGTATGTTCCATAAGAGTTTAAAGATAGCACAGAAGAATTTAAAACGAGGATGTAAATTAAACTGTGTCAGCAAGGAATAAAGTATTAACTTTGCTAACACAGTTTTTTTTATGAAAGAAGAATTT